CACCTGCTATAATTGCCAGGTACTGCGCCAGTCTGCTCTCGGGTCCGTTATGTGTTGCCATTGTCAGCATTCCTTTCATTTTTGCAACAAAAAAGGAACAGCCGATTTCTCGGTTGTTCCTTCTGTGTTCAGTTTTTAGTTGACTGTTATATATCTAACTGCTCGCACAGGTCCGACAGACTTCGCCCTTCAATAAAGGGCAGCTCCATGGCCTCGCGCACAGAGTTTGCCGTAACCGTGTAATCTCCGTAACAAAGATCGATCTCGGAATCGCTAATCGGACAGATGCTTCCAAGAAAGCCGTTGTAGGAGAAGTCGATATCCTGCGCCATACTGGCAATCCATTTTTGCAAATCTTCGCACTTCATAAAATATCTGCGTTCTCCTTTCTTTCGCTGTCTGTCAAATCCCGTCTCGGTCGGATTGTTTTGCCGTCCGGCTGCAGGACAATATCGTGCGCATGCTCGCCGTGTTTCCCATAAGGATGTTTTTTGGGATTTCCATGCGGCCCATTGCTTATTTGTTTCGTCTGGCTACCCGATCCATCGAAATACGTTCTGTCCCGCTGTCTATCATTTTGTGATGTGGTGTCTACAACGGCAAAGGGCTTGTACTTCAACGGGATCGTTGGATGCTGTCTCTCGCGCCAATCATCTGTTACGACAATCGTCCCGTCTTCATTATAGTGATATGAGGAGTATTTTGCAACCTCTTTTTCCGCAGCCCTTTCTGCTTCCCGTGCGGTCTTGCTGTCGAACTCCTCCACGCGCATGCGGTCCTGCTGGAGCGGGAGCCCGGCCTTCTCGCTGAAAGCCCGGTATTTCTCGTTCAGAGCGCGATACTTGACCGCGTCAGCGGTGAACTTCTCCTCGTTTCCCGTGGCCTTGTCCGCCACCAGTTGACGCCGGAGATCCCGCATGGACGTCTCCAGCCGTCTCTGCATCTGGGTGGCCTCGTAGGCGGTGTATGTCTTACCCTCAAACTCGAAGGGCGGCGGGTCGATGTTCGCCAGTTCCTCGTCGGTGTAGGTCCGCTCGCTGATGCCTGGCCAGAAGGGCTCCTTCATGTGCCGACAGTTGGCGCCCATCAGGCCGTCCACCTCTCCGTAGCCTGTGACGGCGTAGAGATCCGGGAATCCTTCCACGCCGCCCTCGCTGTAGACCTTCCCCTGCCAGTCCTTGTGGCTGCTCCATGGATTCGGTCCCGGCTTGTCGCGTGCACCTGCGTGGGCTGTGATCTCCCAGCACTTTGTCGGCACTGCTCCGGCGATGGCTTCGCCATATTGCCCGGATACCTGCGTGATGGATGTCATCACGGCGCGACGTGCGGCCACGTCGATCCGGTTATGCCAGCCGGAGCGGTAATCTATCCACTGCACACCGGAGCGCGCCAGCTTCGTCGTGGCGTGCTGGATGGCCTGCTCGTAGCTCTCACCGCCGGACAACACCCGCAGGGCCGCATCGTCCAGTGTCTTATTGTATGCCTCGGTCAGCGGGGCGAAGGCAAGCCTGCCGTCTGGCCCTTGCGTAACGAAGCCCATCGTGCCCGTGATGTTCTCCAGCTCGGTGGCTGTCCTCCTCCGGATGATGTCCAACTCATCCAGCAGAGCCCGCTCGTCGAAGCCTGCCGCCAGGAGCCGGTCCCTTGTCAGGGTCTCGGTGTAGTAGATCTGGTTGCGCTCCACCGCGTCGTCCAGGATCGCGTCCAGCTGCGTCTGGGTCAGCTTCAGCATCTTCCGGATGTACTCCTCGATCCGCTCCAGACTGTACCCGCGCCGCTGCAGGATCCGGATCTGCTCGATGGCCGTGTTGGTCGCCGTGCCGGAAAGCCGGAACCGCTCGCAGATGTCCCGGAGGATGAAGTCCTCCAGGCCTCTGTACAGCTCCGCGATCTTCTCCGGCTGGCCATCCAGGTAGGCCGGCGTGATTGGGTAGATCATTCAGCGCTCACCAGCTCCACAGCTGTCGGAAGCGCGGCGGCTGCCGTCTCCGGTGCCTCGTTGTACCACTTCGCCCGGTACTCAGCCAGGCTCATGACCCCCATGGCCACGTCCAAGCGATCCTGCGCCCGGTCCGTTGCCTGGTCCTCGATGATGCTGTCGTCGAAGTCAACGGAGATCTCCACGTCCTCGTCCAGGCCGCGGCCCTGGTAGGCGTTGCCCAGGCGGAGCAGGATCCGGCAAAGCTCGATCAGCATGCCCTCCAGCAGGATCTCGTGCTTCTGGATCGTGCGGAAAAGTGTGCTGTTCTCGCAGATGATCTGCGTGGCCGTCTGAACGCTGCCCCGGTCAAAGCGGTAATGGTTCTCCCCGAAGCCGCACTTGGCGCTGAGCATGTTCAGCATGTCCTGCATGCCGGCGTTGTGCTCGTCGGTCCGCAGGCTCATGTCCACCTCTTTGATGCCTTTGAGGTCCTCGCCCTGCATGATGTAGTACGCCGTCTCCGCGGGGTCGAAGACGCTCTGGCCGTCCATCGTGGTCAGGAACTCCGGGTACAGGAAGATCCGCTTCTTGCCCAGGATGAACTCGTTGACGTAGCTGTCGTACGCGATGTCCACGCCCTTGAGCTGGTCGATGGCGTTTGCGTACACGCTCACGCCCATCGGGCTGCCGATCTCCGCGTTGTTTGCGATGTTCAGCCGGTTGATCACGAACTGCGGCCGGCTGTCTCCCGTCCGGATCGTGGGTGGGATCGCCTCGAAGCCCACCACCGTTGTCAGCTCCACCTCCCGCAGCGCTCCGGCGCGGTTGAGGTAGAGCACGTTGTCGATGTTATAGGTGCCATCCTCGGCCAGGTGGTGGATCTGGACGTAGGTGTATTTCTTCTTGTCCACCGACCGGTCTGAGCAGAACGCGCACTCCAGCACCCGGCCGTTCTCCCAGCTCAGCGGGATGATCTTGTCCGCGGTGCAATAGTCCAGCTTGATCCGGCCGCCTTGCACGGTGTCGCCTGCGGTCAGCTCCGCGTCTACGATCCGGGGCACGATGGCGCCCGTACCCAGCGCGGCCACCAGCTCCTCCAGCTCGTTGGCTTTCACCCGGAAGTTGTTCCCCTCCAGGATCTCGTCCACGAACGCCTGCTCCTGCTCGCCCTCCAGGGTGATGCTGACCTTCTCGTTGAGCAGCAGGCTCGCCCAGTCCTCGCAGACCTTCTTTGCCATGCCCACCGTGTAGCGCCGCGTCTGGATCCGCTGCTGCCCGTTGAAGATCGTGTAGCGGTGGAAGTCCTCCACGTCGCCCTTGTACCAGCTGCGCCAGACGTCGATCAGACCGTAGGGCTCCGCGTCCACCGACGGAAAGCCACGCTTGCGCAGCGCCTCGAAAATGTTCATTTATGCCCCATCCTCTCCAGTTGTTTCGCGTATGGTTCGATGCTGTACTCGAAAGCGTCCAGGCTGTCGATGTTCGTCGTGCCGTCGTCCAGCCGCTCGTCCTCCACCTTGCGCGGATCATACACCGCCTGGCTCAGCGCTTCGATCAGGTGCGGGCAGCGCTCGCTGATCCACAGCCGGCGCTGGGCGATCAGCAGGAGCACCAGCGGCACGCGCACGCCCATGATGCTCTGCTTCTGCGCGTTGTGCACCTCGGTCAGGAGCCGCGCCTTCTGTGTCGTGCTCTTCAGGCCGTTGATCAGGATCTGCTCGGCGCTGTCTGCGCGTGTGATGGCGTAGCCGTAGTCCTGGGTCACCGCCCGGACGAAAGTCGCCCAGCGCGCGTTCAGGCGCTCCGGGTCGATGCTCTGGCGGTGGTGATCGATGTAATCCTCCGCCAGGACGACAACCGTGCCGTCTGAGCAGATGCCGGTCAGCACGGACGTGGTGGCGGAGCCTGTGCCGCCGAAGTCCACGCCGATCGTCCGGGTCGTCACCTGCTTGCCGTTGTCCTTCAGCCAGACGCGCGGGTCGCCGCGGATCGTGAAGGCGCCGGGGTCGTCGGCGAAGGTCTGATAGATCAGCCCCTCAGCCGCGCACCGCTCGCCCAGGATGTCCCGCCGGTACCAGACCGTGTTCGGGTCGTACTGGCTGCGGATCTCCTCGCGCCTTGCCGGTGTTATGCTCAGGTTGTCCTCCAGGGTGAAGTGCGCGTAGTTGTACCCGCCCAGGAAGCCCTCCGCGTATTTGTCGATATAGTTGGCGTAAATCGGGTGCCTCGGGTTGCATGGGTTCAGGTCCCATAGCACCAGCGGATCCAGCGCGGCGGCCTGGCGGCCGAAGGCCACCTTGATGAAGCTCGTCCGGCTGTCCTCGCTGTCGTAGTGCTCGTTGATCTCCGTCGCGATCCACATGCCGTAGGAGTTGCCCAGGATCCGCTTGTAGCTGTCCGCCTTGCCACCGCCGACGAAGATCACGATCTTCTCCCCGGTCTGCGTCTGGAGGAACAGCGCCTCGTTGTCCCTGAACTTCCCCCACTTGCACCGGCCCCGGAACAGGTTCTCCAGCCCGAAGCCGTTGCACACGCCTATATTCAGCTTGGCATTGCCGATGGTCGACCCGCTGGCCAGGTGGATCCGGTCCCGGCAGGTCTCCAGGTACGCCGCGGCGATGATGCAGTGGTCGATGGTCTTGCCGGATCGGATCGCGCCCTCGGCCACGTTCATGCGGCAGCGCATGGCGTTGTGGATGTAGTCCTTGTGCTTCTCGGAGAACGGCGCCCAGGGGATCGTCTGCCGCGTCATCGTCTCAGCATCTCC